AAATATACCCCCTCATATTAAACATACCCCCTCATATTAAACATAGGGTATCATATTAAACACCCCTCCATATTAAACGCACCCCATTATATTAAACATACCCCATCATATTAAACAAAAAAAGGGAGACAAAATTAATTATCCCCCTTCATATTAAACATTTTATTATTACCTTATCACATAAACTCCAGAGTTTACTCCCTGTATTAAATACATCATACCATACCTAATAGCATCTATAAAGTGATTAAACTTATCTATTGGAGCTTCACCCTTATCTTTCCATACATAGTTGTTTAGCTCTCTTATTATGCCGTGAGAACCTCTATCTACTACTATCTCATAATCTTGCATAAGAGCAATACCTGATAATATACTACCTTTCTTTTTTATCGTAGGTTTTATGTTAAGACCCAATGTTTTCATCTCTGATATTAAACGTGGTTCACTATTATCACAGATAATTAAATCCATACCACACTCTCGTTTATTCATACCTGCTATCTCAGATGTGTTTAGATTAGGTTTTCCGTAGATTTCCTTAACCCAAACCTTTCTTGCGTTCTTATCTACCGAAATCTTCACAAGTGTCGTTAAATCGGCTGAAAATCCAAAATCTTGACCATAGCAAGTAAGTTCTGTAGGAATAAAGTCTCCTACTCTCCATTTTCTTATAATAGTACCTTCAGCTTTCTCAAGCCAACCTCCTAATATTTGGTGTTGATACTTATCTGGTCTCTTACGTTTCATTTCATATATCCTACCTAAGAACGATTCAGATAAGTTTGTCTTATTGTCTTTGTAAGTTGTATGAACATAAGTAACATCTCCTTTAACCATATTAGATGCTGCCAATACGTTTTCGTTCTGAAAGAATCTTTGATATATCCAATGCTCTTTAGTTGTTGGATTCAGTATAAGAATAACTCTATTCTGTTTAGTTTGTGAACGTATAGAGAAGTCAATCTTATCAAAAACACTTTCATCTACAAGTTCTTCTGCTTCATCAACTACAAATGTAGTTATACCATTCAAGGATTTAAGTGCTGCAGTCTGATTACCTGATGATGTTCTAATACCCTTAAATATAATAGAGCTACCTGTCTTTAGGTTCATAATCTCATCTTTAGTTATCCTAAAGTCATCGTGAACTCCCATTAAGTTAATCTTCTCAATAAATTCAGGAATAATAGATGTATGTGCTGAAATCATCGTGTAACGTGAGAACAGTATCTTATGTCCTGATTCATAGGTTAAGTTAAGTAAGAATACATTTATACCAAATGATTTACCACTACCCCTACCTCCTGTAACAACAAAATACCTACCTTCGTTCTTGAAAATAGGTATATATTTCTCGTGTATATTTATATTATTCATCTTTTGGTGTTACGTCTATAATCTTATCTTTAATTTTCTTACCCTCAACGCTATCTCCAAAGAAATTAATAGTAGGTGCTTGAACTTTATTAGAAACCTCTTCTTTATCATCTCCATAAGCAAAATCCATAAGCAATTTCATATGATTATAGCTACCTTCTTCTGCTTTCTTAGCTAAACTCTCAAAAGCGTTTACTTCGCTCCCAAATACGTTCTTAATAGCCTTTTTAGCATACTGTTTCTTACGATTCTTCTTTGCAGTATTCATTGCAGGTTTATTAGACCTCTCTTTTTCTGGTACAGGTAGCTTGGGAATAGATTTCTTTCTACTATTCCCTTTTCTACCATCTGTTGGTTTAATCTCTTGTGAATTACTCATATTATGATAACTAAAGTGCAGTTGTTTTGTTTTTTTTACTTAAATAAAAGTCCTTGCGTGTTTGGTTTATATGTTGCATCATACCTTTGATTTTCTCCTTTTGGATAACTAAATATTTTGTAATTTAGACATTTATTCCAATATTTCTTTTTACCCTTACTGCCAGTAAAAATTATATAACGATGTTTACTACTTCTAAACTTTCTGTTTTTTTTGTAATCTATGTTTTTATTATAATGTCTACTATGTGAGCCATCTTCACTACCTATATCAGTTCTCTCTTTACTTGAACCAGTATAAATCCAATTAGTTGCTTGGTAAATATAACCATTATGGTTCTGACCCTTATCAGCATAAGATACAATTATTAGTGGTGGTAATTTTTTTAGAATTTGACCAACAAAAAAAGATAGTGTGTTTTTAGGTAATCCATCATTAACACATAATCTATTTAATTCAAAAACATACCGACTATTTTCTTTACCACAAACCCCATCACATAAACTTGGAGACGCTGGTTTTCCTACAGTACATACACCTTGCAATATGTCTTTGTGGTCATATAAGCCAAAAGCAAAAGAAATGCTTGGTATTCTCTTTGCATAGTGTTTATGTTTTAACCAATCATAAGTTTGGTAACTATCTATTTTTAAAACGTAAAAATCTGTTTTCAAATTAATATTTATTTTCTTTGTTTTTTATGTATAATAATAGTAATTACCTTGCTCGTTACGTTCTGCCTCATAATAGTTCTTAGTAAGCTCTATTTCGTAATGCAATAATCCAGATAGGTAATCACAGATAAAAGTAACATCTGCATCTGATAACTCATAATCCTCCTCATCTTTCATAACCTCTGTATTTAATACATCGTTTATATCTAAACTTAAATCTATTAAGTAATCATCCTCTTGATAGTATAATAAAATCTCATCAGGAAGTGGGTGCATAGAATTACTGTTACTTGAGTATTCTGGTCTTATTGATAATATCCTATTCTTTAGTTCTTCTGTCATAACTTCTATTTAATAAATTCTTGGTTTCTTAATACCTCTTCAATAGCATTTATAAGGTCATACTTTTGACCAAAGGTAATACCTCCGTTATAAAAATCTGTATCAATCTTTTGTAGTATTTCTATTAGTTCTTTCATTTCTCTAATTCTTTTATTCTTAATCTAAGTGTTTCTATCTCTTTATAGAGCCTATCTTTAGTTCCTGAGCCTCTAGGAGATGGTATTGGCTTGTCTTCTGCAAAGAATGCGTAGGTAGCTTCTGTAAGCCACTCTCTATGCTCCTCATCTCCGTGCAGTACTCCATCTAAGTACTGCTCTATTAGTTCTACTGTAATCTCTTTAAATCTCATAATTATACATTTAATGGGTTAAAAATAGTTTTATTAGTAATATTTAAGTTAAGTTGTCTCTTTGTCATTTGTAAATCTCTGACTGCAATATAAAACATTTTGTCGTTATTATCATACAAAATACCAACTTTTATTGCTTTAGCATAATCTTTATTAGACTCACCACCCTTTAAACCACCTCTTCTTCTACCTTCTGAGGTATTAGCAAACCTATGGAATATAGATGTAAAGTTAATTCTATCACTCATTTTACCTACATAAAAATCAAATTGTTTTCTATGCTTAAATTTCTCACTTTGTATAGTGTTTATTCTATCTGTATTCTCAGGATAGTCTGATGACTTTAAAATATATTGACCATTACTATCTTTAATCTTAGTCATAAGTTTAGCTAATTTGTCAAGGTATCTGTCATTATAACCAGCAAACCATTCGCTTTTAAGTTCTGATATTGAACTAACTTTATAAGCACTACCTCCATAATAATATTCACTCTTGGTATTAAACTTACTCTTAAATGAAAAGTTAGTACCTAATCTTTTTGAGTTTTCAGAGAAACAATTAGATAAAAATTCTTCATTAACAACTCTATAGTTATTCTCATAGGCAGCTTGTAAAGCTATAGCTTCTGGGTCTGCTACAAATAAACAAGATGTATTATTGTGGTAACCACATATTCTACCTACCAATCCTTGAGATACAGATGAACAGGTCTTATAAGTCTCTACAATAAATCTAATACATTCTTTTGCATCTCCTAAGTCAATACCAGCTTTTAACGATTGACATACTATTAGTATAACTCTTTTATTCTTACATAGTATCTTAGCATCTTTTATTGATTCAGCAATAGATGAACTTCCGTTACCAGATACTGCAACAAAAACCTTTGCATAAGGAAATCTATTAACTAAACTAAGTCTTAAAACTTCTGCAGATGCTTTTGAACGAACTCTAACAATACCTAAACCATTTTTAAAAGACTTTAAGTGGTCAAGTAATTTTATCATATCATCATTAACTACTACTCCATAATCTACTTTATTCTTCTTTCTAATCTTAGAGTCTAACTCAGATAAATACTTAAAATCTTTAGAGTCTATAATCTTACCTGATTTTATTATATCAGCTACACCGTAGTAATTACTTGGAACATCCATCTGTATAGTATCATCAATAATATCACTATTTATTAATTGGTAACCTGTAGCTCCAACCCATATAATAACAACATTAGGACAGTTGTTACGCAAGTCTCTTATAAATAAATCTAACCTTGACTCCTCACCTATACCAAAGTGATTCTCATCAATAACAATATACTTTATGTTAAGGTCTTTAACTATCTTCTTAGGATTAGGTTCTTTAAGTAAGTTATGTATCTTTATAGCTCTAATGTTGTTAGCAGCTACTTCTGCAATATAACTATTCTGATTAAATAAATGATTGTCCATCATTCCTGATGTCAAAATGAAGTTGTCTTTAGGAAGCATATTAGCTAAATGGATAATAGTTCCTGTTTTACCTGATTGTGTAGGTGCTACTAAGTGTATTCGTCTATTACCAAGACTAATTGAATTAAACACTTTTTCTGCAGTTCTTTTTTGGTTGTCGTAAATTTTGTAATGTAACATAATTATTTATTTTATGGCAATCTGCCTGATTATGACACAAATCTATAATAGTTTTTTGGATTATAAATACTTTTTAACAAATTTTAACATTTCTTTAACATTTAAACTAAAAAAGGAAGCTAATTAGCCTCCCTTAATAGTTCTATCTCTCTATTTAGATAATCTTGTGCCTTAATTAAGTCAAGTAGTTCATCTTGCTTCTTTCCTGCTCTTGCAATATACTTAATTATATTACCTCTACAGAAATTCAAGTCATAATCTCTAATAACATCTATAATGTCATAATCTTTGCCATTTTCGTAATGTGTTTGTGTACCTCTCATAATTTATTTATTAATAAGTTAATGTAATTCTAATATAGATTCTCCTTCTATTATTTGACATTCATCTTTACTCTTCCAAGACCAAGATTTAACTCTCATAGTAATAAGTTCACGTATTTCATTTCTTCTGTCCTCTGGAATGGTGTCTATAAGCAATTCTAAGCTATCTTTACCTATTTTTAATGAGTTTATATGTAAATTACGTTTAGACTCCTTTAAAACTCTCTTTTGAGTCTGTTCTATTGTAAAAAACTCTTCAGCCTTATCATTAAAGTAAACATTATAAAAATCTCTGAATGATGGGTATGTTTTATAGTAAATACCTATTTTTTGTAGTGCTTGAAGTATAGAAGACCTATCTCTTTTTAATCCTCGTTCTTTAAACCATTCTGCAATCATTCTATCGTTCATATAATTAACATCTCTTAGTACTTTATAGAATAATGTTCTTGTAATCATTATTTCAGTCTTCCTTGAGTTAGTATTCAAGTCAATACCTGTTAATAATTCAAAATCTCTTGCTAATTCATCTGCTGTTTTTTTGTTGTAATCTATCATCTTTTTTGTTTTAGTTTAATTTATTGTTTTCTTTTATTTCTTCTATTTTAAGTAATACTTTAGTAAAGGTATTGGTTTGATACCAATCTAAAGCCTTTTTTATACCAGCACAAGCCAAGTATAACTCTTGTTCTTCGTAATATTCTAAAATGTCCTCTAAAATGTATTTAGGTAACCCTTCCTGCATCTCAAGTATTGCATTCGAGAAGTACAATTCTACAGTATCCCTATCTTCATCGCTTAATGTTCTCATAACAATCTGTTTTTAGTGTTAGTAATGATTTAGCTTGATTAAACATAGCTTTTGCATCATCTCCATAAACCTGCTTATAAAGTCTATAAGTTCTATTCATTAATGAATACTTGTTTTTAGCGTCTTTAAACAACTTTTGAGCATACACCTTACCATAACCCTTACAAACTTTTATATTGTCTGCAGAATCCCCTACAATCATCTGAGAATAGAAGTTCTCATTAGCTTCTTGCTCTGATATTTTAACTAACTCTCTTTTCTTGTAGTTGTAGTCATAAAACCAACAAGGGAATTGCTTATAATCCTTATCTAAAGACATTATAACAACAGAGTCAATACCATTCTTTTCTACCTCTTCTGCCCATAGAGTAGCTACAACATCATCTGTCTCTACACCATCTCCATAAATAGAATTGTATTCAAGCTTAACCATATCGTGAAGTAGAGGTAATATCTCTGGTCTCTTTTGCGTTCTATTTAACTTATAGGTAGCTGATATATCTTTCCTAAAGTTATTCTTAGAACCATTACAAAATACTACCTCATCAACATTCACTTGTTCTTCTAAGAAATCAAGTAACCTTTCAAAGCTAACTTGAAACTTATTGAAAGCAACATTAACATCTGTCTCAAATAAGTCTTCAGGAAACTCTCTATCATCTTTCTTCTTAAAACAAGAAGCATAGATTAAACTATCTGCATCAAATATTACTTTCATAAATCAGTAGTTTATTGTTAGGTTTTTTCTTCTTATGCATTCTCTTGTCATCAAACCAACCTGTAACAGGATTGATTCTGTGATTCCAGAACTTGGTTAATTTCTCTTCTTTAGTTTGCTTCATAATATATCTGTTTAATTTAAAGCAAAACTACAAAACTATTTATATACTTCCAAATACTTTTTTAATTTATTTACAATTCCTATGATACAAGGTTCGCAACTTGTAACTCTCTGATTCATATTGAATACGTTATTATGTATTTTAATCAATCTTACTTTCTGATTATGAGTTACCTTTCTTGGATTGCTATTTATAAAATCACTCAAGTAAACGTAATCTTCTTCTGATATACAATTAACCTTCTTATAAGTAAATAGCTTATTAAGTTTCTCTTGCCTATCATCACAACCACAATCCTCTCCTGCTATAAACTTAACTAACTTATCTACT